CCGTTGTTTTTCATTGTGGAACGATACCGCATTGAGAAACTCCACCAACCCCATATTTAAAAAGAAATCCCATTTGGTGCGGTCACCATTTGCCATGCCGTCTATTGTTTTGAGCCATGCGATGGCTGGTCGGTCTTTTCTTCGGCTATCTTCTTCAACTTCTCCACTTCCGCTTCTAAAAATTGATGGGTAGCTTCGAGTAATTCCGGCAAGCATAGAGAAAAAAAAAGCGTGTAGGCGTATGCAAACGATATCGGCATACGTTCCCGGAACTGGGCAGCAATCTTTTCAAAGTCATCTGTCTTGACTTCCTTGCGCTTGGGTGGGAATATCCGGTAAGGCACACACAATGCCGCCATGATCATGTGCAAATTTTGCACCCACTTGTCCTTTTCAGCAAACAAGTCCTGCACCATAATAAATTGGTGGGCTTGTAAGTGGTGTTGATTGGCTGCGAATTTATACAGCGTGTTGCCGATGCGGAAGCTACCCACGTTTTTTGCGGTAGGTAACTCTGCCATGAATGCAAGTTTTGCCAATGCTGCCGTGATGTCCACAATGCGCATTTCCTCTATTTCGTCCAGTTTTTTTCCTGATAAAATGGACAATGTTTTAAGCTGATTGTCAAATGATGGCTCGGTCAATAGCTGCAATTCCTGAAACTGCGCTATGCTGATTTGGTTCCAATTCTTTGGTAATTTCATTTATTACCTCCGTATGTTTCGTTGTAGTAATTTTCGGCATTTGAGAACTCACTGATGTCTTTTGAAATATTTGTGGGATTATGGGCATCAATCTCGCCATCCCTGTACCCTTGATTGTAAGCATTAATCTTCTGCTGCTTCTCCATTTCTTTGGCTTGTTCTTGCAATTCGTCTATCTGCCCTTGCGTTAAACGAATATCACCTAATCCAAGATGATGATTTGGGTCAAATGCAAATTGTCTTAATTGCTCAACTAACCATTCTACTGCTGTCTGTTTGTTTTTCATATTACAAATATACAAAATTAAACAATAACAAACACACCCTTTTTATTTTTTTGGCTGCAATACCGGGCAAGTGCCAAAGCACAAACAGCATCATCGTGCAACCCTGATGGCGCAGAATAACGCAACCCGGTTGCCGTGTGTTCAAATTCAAAGTTACGCATTTCATCCGCAATTATACCCTCTGGGAATTTAATCATTCCAGCGTGAACATCGGCTGTAAGTTGCTCAATCATTTGCTGTTTGCTGACTGATGTAAATTTCACACCGATTGCACGGGGGCAGACACGCTGTATTTTCTCAACGATAGGATCACCAACACCCGTGCTATCTAATGCAGCAGGTGTCGCACCAATGGTACGAATAATTCGCTGTTCTGTCTGTGACCAATCCATTTGAAAGCGGTCAAAGTGACAAACCTTGTACTCGGCATCCAATCCGATGATGACTGTCCAGTCGCTGTACTTTGCCAAGTCGATGCCGTACCACTCCGCAGGTCGATTTGAAATCGGCTCAATACACTGCGAAATATAGCTCAAACCAAATGGGTTGCTCCCGTCTTCCGTTGGCTCTGCAAGGTACAACTCCGAAAATATATGCTGTGGCAGGTCACGTTTTGCCTGCTCAACTTCTTCAAGTTTCAGTATGCCAGAGTTCACACCGTCGTATGCAGTGATTTTGTGGAACTCGTAATTCGGCTCACCCATCCTTGCTCGTTCCGATAGCTTGTATCCCCAATTCTTTTTCCCTTTCACGTTCCCAATCAGCTTACACTTGCCCTCTGTTTTGGTCAGGGTAGAACGCAAGGCGAACCATGCCTCTTCCCTTGCCCGTGTGAACTCATCAAATACGGCTGCATATACGTCATCACCATAAAGGTTGTCGGGCTTTTCTGCTGACTTGAATTGTATGATGCCACCCGTTGGGGTAGTGAGTCGCAACTTACTCTCATTGACTTTAAAAAAGGATTTGTCGGTTACTTGTGTCCGCATACGGTTAAATGCGATTTCTGCCTGCTGATACACGGGTGCAACCCACCACACCGATTGATTTTCTTTGAGTGTCAATGCCTGCTCAAATAACCAAATAATATGCGATGCCGTCTTGCCTACTTTGGTGGCGGCTGCTGTAATCGTGTACCTTGCATGGCTGTCTAATATCCTGCGTTGGTAATCGGTTACGAATGGTCGCTTATATTGGATGTGCATTTGTAAAACTCCAACCTGTGGTTGTTAATTTTATCGAGGTCGTGATGCTCTTTGCAGTAGTAGTAGTTGTTATCACCCAAAATCTTTGCACTTTCAGGGCTTTCCAAAAAATGCTTCATTGATTTATACCACGCATCGGGTGTATTATCCGTGAAATGTACCCCGTAATTCTCTGCGTGGTTAATGTATGGGTTGACATTTGATGCTATGACTGGTAACTTATAGGTTGACGCTTCGATTATTTTCAATTCCGATTTGCAGTTGTTCCACTTGGTATCTTCCAGCGGTGCAAGGGCCACATCAAACAAGCGGTAAAAGTTGCCGTATTCGTTTGGTGCCTGTGCTGCTGATACAACAACCTGCGGTCGTAATATGCCAGTGCTGCCATTGAACTTGTAAAGGATGCTATCCCATACGTAATTATTAGGCATCCATCCGCATATCACAAACCGCACTTTATCACCATACTCATCACATATCCGGGCAATGGCATCAGATATAATCATAATATCGTTGCTGTGGGTCAACCCACCAACCCAGCCAAAGGTAAACACATCACGTTGCTGTGGCGCAGATAGCCAATGCTCATCCGTAGTGTCTAATGCGTTGGGCAGTATCTCCACCCGGCGGTTGAGTTTCTTTATTTCAGCAGCCAACTGCGGTGTGGTGGTGGTCACCCCGTCAGCGTATCGGATAGCATCCACGATGGCTGACTTCAATTTGTTTTCACGGAAATACTTATAGGTAGGGTGGTACTTCGGCAACTCCCAAAAGTCATCGATGTCGATAATGTACGGGATGCCGTGCTTTGCCAAAAAGTGCAGTATCTCGTAGTGGTCAGCACCCAAATATCTGTTGAATAGTACAAGGTCATATTTCTTTAAATTTGGCAATCCTGATTTGTTGAACTCCTGACTGACTTCAACCTCGATTTGGTCGGCATGGTCAATCTGCAATCGTTTAAGCGGCACATAAAGGCGGTGGTATTCTACCCCACCCATGCCATTCCAAAGGGCGAGTACTTTCATTTGTTTTTTATTGTTTGTTTAATGTCCGCCCACAGGTTGCGGATGAATGTGTTTTTTATCAGCATATGGTGAAACGCCAAATATCTTTTTTTGGCTTCAATTCGTAAGCGGTGGTGGTATTTTCTTTTCATATTGGATTGGTTGCAAATACTTCTGATTGCAATGATTTTATTTTGTCAATGTGTTTGCAACGCTGACTTGCCTGATAGTCGCACCACGCATCCCACAGCATTTGCAGTTTATTTTTTTTGGCTCTGTTTTTTCTTTTCATTTTTTGTGTATATTTGCACTTGAATATCGGTTGCTAACCGGACCCGGCAGTACCCCGCAAAGCTGCTGGGTTTTTTTATTCTCCTAAATCAAGTGAAATCTTAATCTCCCCGGTCACGTTCTGGTTTACATCTGCCGTTTCCTTTGGCTTGCCGTAAACCCTGCTCAGTAGCGTTTCAATGGAATACAAGCTGCCTTTTTCAAGTGACTTCCGCATAGCGTTGGCGATTGTCTTTTCCAATATGGTTGCCTTTGGGTTTTGCCATACCTCTTTCAGCTCGTCTAAGTCCATTGACAGCATGGCTTGGATAGTGTCGTTGATTTCCGCTAATTTGTAGCCCTGCTCTTTGAGTAGAGTAACGTACTTTTTCGGTCTGCCGTTTGGGTTTTGAACTACCCCTTTCGGGAATGGTTTAAGGTTTTGTTCGTTTGCCATTTTTCACTATTTGTTCACTATTTATACTGATTTGCCACAAGTCGGGCAGGTGTCTTTTTCTTCTTTCTCTTCTGGTTCGTTGGGTAACTGCAAACCCCATTCCGCTAATTCAACAGCATCCCATTCGTTAGCGAGTGCATCCATATCCCATTTGCCGTAGTGGGTGTTATCCTTAATCAGGAACTCGTCACGCTGCTGTGGTGTCCAGTCATCGGCCAACACGATAGGAACCTCATCTGCCCCGATGTCGCACAATGCTCGATATCTTTGGTTGCCCCCCAATATCACATAACCACCCATGTCGGATGTATAGCAAACAAGTGGCCGAGCGGTCAGCATTTCGGGAAACTGCATCAAAGACCTTTTGAGCAAAGCAAAGTCATCAGCCGATATTTGCCGTGGGTTGTTTGCGTTTGGTCTTATTTCGGTTAGTTTTACCCAAATCATTTTTTTTGATTATTACTTCGATGCTAAATTCTCCGTTGTTGTGTTCCTCTGGTTTGTCTGCGTTGGTTGCTGTGTCTATGACCTCAATATCCCAATACTCTTTGATGCCTGATTGTAATAGGATGCCCTCAACACTAAAAGTATGTGGTGGCTCACATGAGTACGGCAGATAAAAATATCGGTGGTCTAAATTCCATCGGCACGGTAGTGTCTTTTTGCGCTCGTATAAATCACGATGCGGAATGCTCATAATTATATGACCACCGGGTTTGCAGATACGATACCAATTTTGTATGGCGGTAATGGGGTCGTCAAGATGTTCCAGCACGTGGGATGCGTAAACGTAGTCAAATGTGTTGTCAGCGTATTTGTCCATTGTGGTAGCATCGCAATCGTCTTTATCGTGGTGGATGCAATCGGTCATGCTGATTGTATCAATTCCGTCAAATGTATCAATTCTGCCGCATCCAATGTCTATGCCCTGACCTTTGATATATTTCTCATAAAATCCTGATGCCAATCTGCGTTGGTGTGCTTTTGCTGTTTCAGCCATGTATTTTTAAAATTTGTAATAGGTTTACGATTGTCCATGCCCCATATCCGTTCTGGCCTGTCGGGATGACGTTGTGAGCAGTCGGGCAAATCTCAACAACTCTGGGATGTTTCATTTGCTCGGCGATTGCATAGGCCATTGATTGATTGCCGATAAATAGCTTTGATGCTGCTATGACTTGTGCTAATTGATAAAAATCATCAACGGGGTAGTGTTTTATGTTTGGCAACTTTGCACTGATAACTCTGTACTCTTCTGGCAACCCTACAAAAGTGATGCGGTCTTGATATTGGCGGAGTGCAGTATAATCAAATGTGGGGTTGTGGTAACGTGATGTGCGGTTGAGTACAATATCAAATTTTTCCGGGCTTGGTGCTAAATCAAAGTTAATCGGCTGTGATAAATCGCAGGTCAGTTCGGGATAAATGTGGAAGTACCATTGTGAAATATGCCCGGTGTAATTATGGAACTTGCGGAATAGGTCAAAATTGTAATCAACCTTTTCATCGTTTTCTGTGATGTGTATATCATTGATGAAATCCAAACCCCACAACAAAGGTTCCAGCATTTCGGCCATTTGCCTATTCATCTGCACGTTGCCCATAGGGTGTGAGAAATTGCCGTATTTGGCAGGTACGTTAATATGCAGATACAAATCAACCGTTTCGCCTTTTATCTCAGCAGCTTTTCGCATTGCAGGCAAGGAATAAATCAAATCTCCTGCATTGCCGCTATGAATTATTTTAACCATTGGCTTCTCGGTATAATCTTTTCAAAGCATCAAACATACAGCTACGGCAACCGGGCAATGGCTGTCCATAAAGCTGGCGATGCACCTCGTTAAGTTTGGCATAATAGTCAGCGGCAAGGTGATATGTCCCTGTGCGGTTGATACGCTCGATTGTTTCTTTGAGTTGTAGGCAGATTTCTTTTTGTTCGGGTGTCATACGTATCTATCAATTAAAGAGCCACACACAGCAGACAAGGCAGCAAACGGCAACCCCCACCATCCGGCAAGCGGAATAAATACAGCCAAACCAATCCACCACGATAAACAAAACCCACACTCCCAAGGTTTGTAAATCGGTCTGTGTGGTCTGTGTACTTTCAGCATAAAACTTATCACCGGAGGGAATAAGTACCGGGATAGCAACACCGCTAATGCGGCAACGGATATGATATTAACCAAGTTCATTGTAACGTTCTTTTATTTGGGCTTTCAGGGCATTTATTATTTGACTGATTTCTCTGTAATTTATTTTGGTGGCTTTGGCTATACTGGCCATGCTGCGGTTTTCGTTGTAGAGCATCCAAAGTTTCTCCACGTACCATTCAGAGCGGTTGAAGTGTAACGACACCTCTTTGTAGTTGATTGCTTCACGAGCTTCCTGCATCCTGCGGTAATTACTTTCGTCGTAATCCTCGGCCATGTCGTCATAGTCATCGGGCAGCGTTTCATTGGTTCGCAAATGGTCACGATAAAACTTTGTGTATCTGTTGCCGTTTACCGCATTCACACCCACCCGGACAAGGTAGAATATCAGTGTGCCGTTCTGGTGCAGGTTCGTGATTTTCTCTTCGGACATCTCGCAGAGTAATAACAAAAGATGCTGCTGTAAGTCGCTTGCGACGTGCTTTCCTACTTTTTGGCAGAAGTCCGGCAGCCATTTGCTCGTTGCTATCTCTGTTATGATTTGGGATTTCGTCACTCACGTTTTATTTTCAAATCATGCACCTTTTGCAGCCAATCTTTCCATTGTTTGCGGTCGCCATACATTTCGTGATGTTTCCGACACAGGGCCATAAGGTTTTCAATTCGGTCAGCTGTCTTGCTGCCACCCATGCCACGTGCTTGAATGTGGTGTATATCGTTTGCCACCGCACCGCACACTTCGCATGGGATAAAATCACCGGGCGAATACCCGAAATGCTGGAAATATATCTTTGTATGTTTCTGCAACGATGCAAAGTTTGTGGAATTTTTACGATTGATTTGTTGATTGTGGATAACTTTTAAATAAAATACTTGCATAAGTATAAATTATTATATTATATTTGCGGCATGAACACAGTATTTGAACAAGGCCATAAAGCCGCAGCCGAATTTGATGCTGATTTGCATGACGGCATCAACCCTTATCCGCAAGGAACTTACCAATTCAACGAATGGGAAAAGGGCTGGGCGTGGTATTTTACCATACAGAGCCGCATTGATTACGCTGATGCACAGCAGGAACAGCAGAAATTTGTTGAAAATAATTTTGCAAAGTAAAAAGTAATTCGTATATTTGCGTATCGGATACACAGGACTGGAACCCCTGCCGATTTTACCGACAATGAAAAAGCATAACCAGAAAGACCTCACACAAGTAAAAGGCGGCTACGTCGGAGCCGGTTCCACCTTTGAACGTGTGGGGTCTTTTTTATTTATGACATACTACAACCCACAACCAATTCATCCAGATGAATGTGATTTGCAGATTGCAGATTACGAATTGAAAAAAGAGTATCACGATTACCAGCGGCAAGAAAAGTTTATCACGCTACCACAATTTAAACTTGCGGTAATGGAGTGTGACTGCTGGATAATTTATTACAAACGATGCAAACAACTTTATCTGAAAGGGCAGCAGCAATGAGTAAAGACCCAGCATTCCTTTTTTACTCATCCGATTTCTTAACCGGAACTGCCCTAATGAGTGATGACCAAATTGGAAAATACATAAAGCTGCTATGCTACCAACACCAAAAAGGCCACCTTACAGAACGTGATATGTTAAAGATATGTTCAACACATGATGAAGATATATTTAGCAAGTTTGAAAAGGATGAAAATGGCCTGTATTACAATGCAAGATTACAGCAGGAAGTTGAGAAACGTAAGGCATACAGCGAGAGCAGAAGGCAGAATAGAATTAAAAAAGATATGAATAACATATCTAAAACATATGTTAAACATATGGAAAATGAAAATGAAAATGTAATTAAAGATAGAAATACAATTAAGAATACAATACCAACTATTGATGAATTTTTAAAATATGCTAATCTTTCTGACGATTACAAATTCCCTTTGACTGCCAAATATGAACAATGGGTAGCAGACGGCTGGAAAGACGGACATGGAAAAAAAATAAAGAACTGGAAAACAAAACTGAAAAGCACAATCCCATATCTTCGCCCGTTTAAACAATCGGAACCCGAAAAAATAAATTACCTCACATGACAGAGCAAACAATTATCGGAACGTGGCTGCAACGTAATTACCTTGAACTTACAGCCGTAACCAGAGCAGAGTGGTTTCAAGATGCAGATATGAGAGCGTTATGCCTTATCATCCAAGCCATGTACGCTAACAACGAATACATCGACAACGTGGCGGTTGTTCAAAAAAATAAAAAGTTAGCGGTGGCCATTGCAACTGCCAATCAGTTTGTAGATTTCAGCAACCTAAACAGGCATGTTCAATATCTGCATCAGGAATGGGTAAGGCGAACATTAACCGAAAGCATGACAAATTCGGTAAAAATCATGCAAGATGGTGGCGACATCATGGAAACGATTGCCGGAACTCAAAAGATGCTCGATGAATTGCAGATGCTGGAAGATGGCAAAGCAACCGACTTAATACCTCTGCTCGGTGAGCGATTTGATAACCTTGAAAAACGCAGCAAGGCCGAAATAAAAATAATTGGTCACCCGACAGGATATAATACACTTGACAAATACATTGGCGGTTTCGTACCTGGTGAAAACGTGGTTGTCGCAGGTCGCCCCGGCATGGGTAAAACTGCATTCGCTGTCAGCATAGGAATAGCACACGCAAAACGTGGTGGCAAGGTGGTAATGTTTTCAATGGAAATGAGCAAAGAACAACTCGCAGACCGAATACTTTCATCACTTGGTAACGTGGACAATCTAAAAGTCCGCAACGCTGATGTCAATGAAATAGAATTAGAATGGATTGCAAAAGGATTGCTGGAATTGGACATTGATTTCACCATTGAGGACAGCACAACGCTGAACATTGACCAAATAAAAATGCGGTTAAAGACAATGAAAAACAAACCAACGCTTGTCATCATTGATTATATGCAGTTGATTAAAGCAACGGGTGGAAAGAACAGAGAGCAGGAAATCGCCTACATAAGCCGTCAGTGCAAGTTAATTGCAAAGGAATGTAATTGTACGGTGATGCCCTTGTCTCAACTAAACCGGGGAACGGAAGAGGGCAACAGCCGCCCAAAACTTTCTAATCTACGAGAGAGCGGTGCGATTGAGCAAGATGCAGACACCGTTCTTTTCCCATACCGCCCTGAATACTACGAAGCCCAAAAGAATGGTGGCAATACACCGCCCATTGAGGATGCGGAATTAATAATCGGCAAGTGCAGAAACGGCATGACCGGAACGCTGAAATGCCAATTTAGAGGTAGCACAGTTGAATATATTTTCTAATATAAAAAAATATACTATATTTGCAGTATGAGACACGGCAGTTTATTTTCAGGCATCGGTGGTTTTGACCTTGCAGCCGAGTGGATGGGCTGGGAGAACGTATTCCATTGCGAATGGATGGAGTTTCCACGCAAGGTATTAGATTACTACTGGCCTGATGCTGACAGCCACGTTGATATATGCAAAACTGACTTTACAAAATATGCAAACACAATTGATATTCTCACCGGGGGATTCCCCTGCCAACCATTCAGCCTTGCCGGAAAGCGAAAAGGCACAGATGATGAACGCTACTTGTGGCATGAAATGCTACGAGCAATACGTGAAATTAAACCCAAATGGGTCATCGCAGAAAATGTCTTTGGTATTGTCAACATTGATGGCGGAATGGTATTCGAGCAGGTGTGCCTTGACTTGGAAGCTGAAGGGTACGAAGTTCAACCGTTTATTATTCCAGCTGCAAGTAAAAACGCACCGCACCGCAGGGATAGATGCTGGTTTGTTGCTACCAACTCCAACATTGAACAACGAAAATGGGAGAAGGGAGGATTTCAGTCCGAGTTTGTTAATGGTAGCCAAAATGCTACCGACACCAATGACAATGGATTCCAGCAACGCAACGGCAACGATGAAATCAACGCAAGTGAAGGAAGGATCAATGCACTCGGTAACGCTGAACAGGGCAATGGCAATGGGGATGCTACCGACACCAGTAGCAGGAGAATGGAGAGATACGGGAGAAGGAGTGAAAACAGGGAATTTCAAACAAATGAATTTAACAAGAACAATAGCCAAAGACAATCCAGAATGGACTGGCAAAACTTCCCAACTCAATCCCCGGTTTGTAGCGGAAATGATGGGCTTCCCACCGAACTGGACAGAATTACCTTTTCTAAATGGCGAAACGAGTCAATCAAAGGATATGGAAACGCCAT